CTTTAACTAGAGGCTCCCAAAGAGTAGGCTGTTAGCGGCAGCTATTGCTATAGGGAGTTGTGTGATGCTCGGGTGCGACCGCCGGGGGCTGGTAGCGTAATAACAGGCGAGCCAGACCAAAATCGTGGGCCGTGTGCCCAGGGAGCTCGTGAGGGCGTCCTGCTAATAAAGAATATCCATCTTTTCCCTATGGGTTTTCTCACAAAATGTATGATTATATGGCCATGGAAGCAGATTCGCCCACAAATTGGTGGAGTCTAGGTTGGGGCTTATGGACAGCAAAACCAGGAGGAGGTACCCGCGTGTCTGCGGCCGAAAGGCGAGACCGAATCCAAACCTTAATTGTTAAAAGCACACTGGCAGAGCACCCATCGGTTATCTCACACTCAACTTACTAGATGTAAATCATTTAATGTGATACCCTTGTGGTATTTGGAACATCGGATTGCGGAAATGGAGAAGAGCGTATCCCATATACATACAGTAACATGTCAACACACTAAACTTTTTCAATCAAAATGAATACAGATAATGATGTTGGCGAGCCGTCTAGTCCTATCAAATCTACGGCAACTTCTCCTCTTTTTGATGTAGAGCAATCTACACCGGTTGCTGGCCCTGGAAAGGCCGGAAGTCAGTCGAGCGCTGGCGAGGTTAGATCCGCGGGAGGATCGACACCTAATGCTATTCCCACCCCGAAAGGCCTAATTACTTGTAAACAGTGTGGCTCAAATGTTAAGGATATTAGAAAACATTTGAAAGAAGCCCACCCCCGTGATGGAAATAAAGGTACCCGAGCTGGAAAATCTTCTGATGAAATAGTTGCGTCGCTATTGTCAGAGAATTCGAAAGCCAAAGGTGAAGTGGATGCTTTCAGAGAGAAGAACAAAGAACTTTCTGAAGAGCTTCGCAGAGCCAGGGACCCTAATAACCTGAGCGAGGAGATTGAAAGAATTAAGTTGCAGCAAAACTATCAAGAGACAGTCAAGAACTGGGAAAACTGGAAGAGCGCAGATCAAGGACCATCTGCAGTTTACCCACCACTTCTCCCAGGACAGGCTACCGTTCCGAGTTTTTATGCTTCTAGAATCTCTACTCCCCCTGTACATTCTCAAAAAGCTGACTGTATTGTTATTTCACAGATACCTTCGTGGAATTTCCAACAGGCAAGCTGGAGCATGTGGTGGGTCCAGATGAATCTGTTCTTTGCGTTTGGTTTACTATTAGGTTTGATTGTTGTATATGCTCATGCCGATTATGTGTCATTTCTGAATGCTGGAGTCGTACCGGGCTTCATCGCACAATTAGCAATGCCGTATAATGCTACAGCCTGTTCTCGTCACGAGATGCTCACAAACAAAACTCCTTTTCTGGGTTCCATAGATAAATGCCGATTAAGTCCGTTTAATAGGTGTTTGGTTCAAAATGGGATCCTGTATAAGTTTGAGTTTCAGCACGCGTATACCTGCGTGGAGCAATCAGTGATTTTCAACGGTGTTTATGCATGGTTATGGGTATGTATTTTTCTGATGTATATCTTTGGTGTTCCCGGAATCGTTGCGCTAAAAGAAGGATGGAATTATCATCCCAGTTGGGTGTTTTACCCATTTACTGGACAGAAAATGTTCTCAATGGATATTTATAGAGCGGATCTTGTCGCAGTGGATATTACCCAATCCCCTGCCCCTCCTTTAGGATCCCCTAATGATGACAGACCATTCTTTGATAAAGCGTCCAAGCGAATTGCCCCTGAGCTCAAAGATTATCAGCTGGCTGTACAGGTCAAGACTGCATCAGGATATATTTATTATAAGCACTGGGAGGGTCTCAGTAGAATCTGGTATAAGAGACGAGAAGGGTATCGATACTTCTCGAAGCTCTTGTTCGCACCAGTGGATATTGATGACCTAAAGAAAGTTAGATTGGATCATAAAATGATAAATCTCTGTCTGAACAGAAAGACACTTCTCGCCAATCGTGATGACCCTGCAGTACATGTGGAGAGGGCATTGCGTATGATGGAGGGAGCTGAGGTTTACCAGGAAGATTATCAACGACTTCTATCCAAAGGGGGTTCTGTCTATAGGGATGTAGCTGCAGTTTGTGGTTGCATCTTGTCCCAAGACCCTTATAAGGACTCATTGCATTTTTGAAATGCCTCGGCAAGGGCCGGTGGTATCTCTACGGTTATAGGTTAAACGAAGTGCCGGACATTGCACTTCCGGATGCTAAGCCTGATCTAAAATTTTCCAAGTCGCGTATCAAAAGCGATCTTTGGAATAATTTTCGTACATGTCTTAGTGTCAGTTTACCCTTTTGCTTTAGTGGTGCTACACCCCCTCGACCTGATCCGGGGCATAACCCTTCGTTTGTTGCTTCTGTTATTAAGAGGTTTGGTTACAAGCCGCCTCCAATTAACAGAAAATTCAAACGGAGATTTTCTCGATTTGTTCATGTGTGGCTCAAGAAGAATCTCGAACCGCTCACTGATGCTGATATACCTTCTTTTGAGGAGTGGCTGGCCGCTACACCTTACTCTTCGGCAAGGAAGGAGGAATTGGCTAAGGAGTGGAAAGATTTTCAGACTGATCCTAGGTTTGCGAAGTTTCGGAAAGTCAAGTCCTTTTGCAAGGATGAAACGTATCCGGAATGGAAATGTTTACGCGCTATAAATAGTAGAGTAGATTCAGCTAAATGTTACTTCGGACCCATAGTTCAGGCTGTGAGTGATAAGTTGTTTTCTTTGCCATGGTTCATCAAAAAGATCCCAGTTCCCGATCGGCCGGTTGTCATCGGGGATGCCTTGTCTTATGTTGGACCTGATGAGGATTACATATTCACTGACTATACAGCCTTCGAAGCCCATTTTATTAAAGAAGTCATGGAAATTACTCAAGTTAAATTGTTTGAACACATGTTGTCCAAAACGAATCAATCAGAATGGTTGAGGGTGTATACCAGTACAATGACCGGCACTAATCATTGCGTCTTCAAAAATTTCGATGTTTTTGTTGATGCTGTGAGGATGTCAGGTGAGATGGATACATCTTTATCCAATGGATTCTCTAATCTTATGCTCTTCCTGTTCTGTTGTGAAGAGAATAAGGCTACGAGTGTGGTTGGTTTTGTGGAGGGTGATGATGGATTGTTTCGGGTTGCTCCTGCATCTGCAGCCCCTACATTTCAGCAATTTAAAGACTTGGGTTTTACGATCAAAATAGGTCATACACCTCACCTCAATGAAGCATCGTTTTGTGGTCAGGTATATCATCTAGATGATAAGATCGTCGTGACGGATATTAAAGAAGTGGTTGCCCGGTTAGGATGGACCAATAAGAAGTACGTTAAAGCGAATGATAGAACATTAATGATGTTACTGAGGGCCAAAGCTTATTCCTTAGTATATCAGTATAATGGTTGCCCGGTTTTGGATGTGTTAGGTCGCAGGCTTTTAGATTTAACACAACATGTTGGTATAGATGAACGAATTTATAACAATATGGACCAATGGGAGAGAGCAAGGTTGAGAGCAGCTGTGGCTGCCGGTATACCTCCGCTCAAAACTCCTGGAGCTGGAACTCGTGCACTGGTGGAGAAATTGTACAATATTCCCGTCAGTGAGCAGCTCGCCTTGGAAAAACAGTTCTCTACTATAGAGTTGGGATTTCACCCGTGTCCCTTCTCTTCTATGCCTAAAGAATGGCGAGAGTATTATGATCGTTACTCTCTTGACCACTTAGTGTCTGATCCGTGTTGGATGCTAAGGAGCGAACAGGCTCTTCTTGATAAATTGGCC